GGATCTATAAGTTTCTTATCAAAGACATTCCCGAACTGAAATAGTATATCATAAATTACTAAGACTTCAGGTGAAATCTTCCCACCCAGGAATTTTTTTAGAACTGGTGGATGACCTTTCGAACAGTTGAAGGCATCTTCTAATTTGATTTCCGAGAGTAATTCTTCCGATTGTTCTTTGAACAAGTAGGTCAAACTCTGCTGTCGTTTCATCCACTCTCGGTATGTTTCTTCTCCAAAATTTATAATTTGACCTATCCATATTTGATTTACACTGCTAGATTCTATGAAGTTTGCAACCAAGAAATCAACAATCTCTTCGTCTTTATATTTGCGACTTGTTTTCTCGAACCAGTATTTATCGGATCGGGCATTAAACGATGTTGCAGAGGCACGAACTTTTTTGTTGTATTTGAAGTAATCGTATTTTACATTACTAAAATGTGATTTTAGGGCAAGATATTCAATATAAACTTGATAAGGAGTCACCTTCAATTTCTTACATTATAACTCTATGTATTATAGCACGAACTCTGGGTGGAGTCAAGACTCCAGATCCAGAGGCGCATTTTCAAGGTTTTTCATTAGGTCACGTTGTCTTTGATATTCTATTAATCTTTCTCTATTTTTTTGATAATACTGTTTATGATATTCTCTTAATTTTTCTTTATTTTTTATTTGATATTGTTTTTGAACTTCTCTTATTGTTTCTTTATTTTTTTCTCTATATTTTTTATTAACTTCTTTTTTTGTTTTACTATTTCTACCTTTTTCATTTAATTTTTCTTTATTATTATCTCTATATTTTTTCTTAATTTCCTTTACTCTTTCTCCATTTTCCTCCACCCATTTATCATAAGTTTCTTTTCCCTTTTTGGATTGTTGATATTTTTTTACAGATTCAATTCTCAATTTTTCTTTTTCTTCTTTACTTCTTATTAAACTTGCTCTATTTTTTCCACCAATGCTTCTGTTAATCAGAATACCACCCTCACTTTTTCTTTTATATACGGATATTAACTCCTCTTCAAATAAGTAACTTTCTTCTTCATTATCAAAATATTTAACTATTACTATTCTATCCTTTGGTGGAGGAGAAATCCATCTTTTTCCCCAAGTATGCTTCACATATGCCCTGTATTCTTTACCTTTACCGACATAATAAGGAGTTCGGTCTTCCCTTACCCAGAGATAAACATAGTACATTTCTGCTCTTAAGTTGGGTGCATTACTATTTATACAAGAAAAGAGGCATTACTGCCCCTAATCTACCTGTGAAGATTGCACCCAACTCAGGCATTATTATATAGTTTAGTATTAAAGAGGCAATTTTGCCTTCGAAGTTTTTTTCATAAAATTCAGATTGATAGCATCATACTTCAATCTTTCTTTGAGGGGTTTTGATACCAATTTCGTAATTGAATCTACCTCAATCTTATTGATCTCACAATAATGGCAAATAGCATCAATGTAGTTACATTTTTCTTCTGCAACAATCTTTTCTACTTCCAGTGCAAATTTAGAAGGAGTTAGAAACTTATCCTCTATTGCCTTTTCTAATTCCTTGTTAGGTTCCATACTGCTCAAGTTTATCTCCAACAAATTTTCTAATATATTGGACGAGTAATTTAAGGTACTTTGCTTTGTCGTATTCTTCATAAACAACACATTCTCCATTTTCACAAGACATAATGATAACAAATTTTTTGACTGGTATCTCAGTCAGTTCGTAGTACATTGCTGCATAAGCACAGCACTGAACAAAATAATGATCAATCCACTCGCGTGGTTTGGGTTTCTTAGAAGTTTTAAAGTCGATAATTGCTAATTCGCCGTTGTATTCTGCAATACAATCCGTCGTTCCTGCAATACCCAATTGCTTACTATATAGGGAACCTTCTAAACAGTGAATATTATCAATATTTTTAAGTTCAGACTTAGAAATATTAAACAGAAACTCCGAGATTGGAAGAATATCTGTAGGAAGATCTTGATTTTTCAGAAAATACTCAGTAAGAGTATGAGTATCCGTACCACGACTTGTTGCAAGTTTCGTGATACGGTCTGCTTCTACATCTCCAACCCTCTTTCGCCATTTCACAAAGATTTCCTTGTTGAAATGACTTGTAATGGAAGTGATTGAAACTAACTTGAGAAATTCTTCATCTTCGCCAGGAACTTTATAATAACGAACACCATCTATAGTCTCCCGATCAAGTTTCGGGAGAGTCACATCAACATGATTGAACATTAAAACCTCACTCTCCCTTTATTATAACCCATAGGTATAGATTCGTCAATTGTTATAAGTTTTTCTTCAGTTCCATTATTGACCCAAATTCTTTTGGGACGATTTTTTGCTTTTTGTTTTATTTTTTCAATAGTTTCTGGAGAATGTTTTTTCCCATACATAGGATTATTTTCTCCATTCACATCGTGGTGATTTTCACTTATTTTTTTTCTAGTTTCTTCACTAGCAATTTTACCAAGACTTAATTGACGTAATTTTTCAATAGTTTCTGGACTGAATTTCCTACCAATTAACCAAGGTTTAGATTTCCCTTTAGATGCCTCACTCATCTTTTTTTTAGTTTCATCACTATGCATTTTACCATACATACCAACTTTTTTCTCTTTATGAAGTTGTTTAACTCTTTCAGAGCATTCTTGTCGGTATTCTTCAGTTGCTTCCCAACCAAAAATTCCATCACCACCATCAGTTATATTATAACCATAAGGAACTTTACTATTATATTCTTTAATATAATATTGCTCCAATTCATATGCTCTTCCAGCAGTATCAACTTCTTCAATCAATTCAATAGAAAACTTATCTTCACCATATTTTTTGATTGCTTCAGTTAAAATAAATCCTCTTTTGGTATGTTGATAAAATCTTTCAGTGATGGAAAATTTGGTTATTCCGACATACTGTTTTTTATTTTCAAGATTATTAATTAAGTAAATTTTATACATTATCTAACTCATAAAAGGTTATAATTATTTATATAAATCTAAACTTCCACGAGTTAGACATATAATTCAAAGATTTAATGTTTCTTTAGCAATTAGAAATTCCTTAACTAATCCAGAACGAACAATATCATCAATACCAAACTCAATTATATCTAAAGAAGGCATCGTTCTCAAAATTTTCATAAAGTCAATTACGCCATTCTTCTCGTTTGTTTTAATCAAATCGGATTGAGTAGCATCTCCACAGAACATAATCTTAGAGTTTTCACCAACACGAGTGATAATAGAACATAATTCGTGGAAATTTGCGTTTTGGAATTCATCTACAATCACAATCGAATTATCAAGTGTGGTTCCTCTTAAGAATGAAGTACTCCAGAACTTAATCGTCTCCTGTGACTTAAGATTACCATAAAGCATCTCAAACTCAGCATCAGAAGGCATCTGGAACATATACTTCACCATATTCTTATAAGGAATCTGGTAGATGTCTGACTTATCCTCATAGGAACCAGGGAGGAAACCAATCTCCCTTGTAGCAACCAAAGAACGAACCAGATAGATTTTCTCATAAGGAGTTTTTTCATCAAGAACTTCACGGAGAGCATTATAAAGAGTGATGAAAGTCTTACCAGTTCCTGCACAACCATATGCGACAAGATGCTTGCCTTCGGCATATGCATCAAAAAGTTTTCTTTGATTGTCTGTGAGTGGTTCAATATCTAATAGATACTCATTCCCAAGTGCTTTCTTTTTCTTTGTCTGTCGGGTTGTAAGATCAACACCATTTTGCTGATCGTTCGTCCTTTTTCTTCTTGCCATATTAGGTAGGTTAGATTTTCTTTACTCTTGATTTGGGAGCTTTGCTTACATTACCCAGAACTTCATTCCATGCTGGGTGTTTAGAGACCAACTTGTTACGCCAATCTCCAACTTCTCCTGGACTTGCAGATCCTTGTGACCAATCTCTGGACCACTGAGGATTGTCTTGATACCACTGTGTGATGTCATGAACACTCATTTCAATCACTTTAGTCTCACCAGTTTCTTTGTTCTTGATCGGATAAATTGCCATTGTTTATAATAATTTACAAAAATATTTATGGTGAAAGTTTCGCTCTATACAATCTTTTTTCTTCATAGTAACTGAAGATTTCTGGAACCCATTCTTTCATTATAGGAGAAATTGCGTGACAGAGTGCCTGAATTTCTACCTGTGCATCCATCTTTGCACGAAGATCCAAAAAGTGTAGTGCAGCACGAAGTGAGAATG